TCAAGCACTTACTGTTCTGCGGTAGGTGCTTTTCCTTTTGGGCACATGCGGCTGGGCACATCCCCCTATATCGGGGAGAGCCTCCACGGCAGCCCTTTTTTGCCTGTCCATGACGTATTGATAGTGGTTCAAAATCATGGCTGGCGAACTGTGCCCCATGAGCTTTGACACCGTACCAACATCTACGCCACCCGCAATAAGGTCTGTCGCAAATGCATGGCGTAAGTCATATGGCCGTATGCGCCTTGTTATGCCAGCGCGGACTAGGGCGTGCCGCCATGCCGTCTTGATACTGGACAGGGTGCGCCCTTTGTAGTTTATCAGATGGATGGCCCCAATGGCGGCATCCTCTTTACGCCAGGATTCAAAAACCGGAACAAGGCTTTCGCGAATCGGGACCTCACGCCATGGCGCGGCAAGGTTCTTCTTTGCCCCATGCACACGAAGAATGCGCCGCACAATGTCGACATCATCCCAAGTCAGCCTGAGCATCTCCGAGGGACCTACCCGCACGCCGCATTGAGCGCCCAGGACAATGACGCGCACAATATGTGGTGCGGCCACGTTCATGAGCGCGGACAATTCTTCCGGTGTGGGCGGAATGAATTTTTCGTAATGCGCAGGCGGCAGCTTTGGAAACCGTATCTGGTCACAAAAGCCATTATCTGCGCACCATCGCAGGACGGTGCGGAGGACTGAAAGCCTTCCGCGTACAGTCACAGGTTTTACTGCCTGTTTTTGCATGTCTTTCATGATGTCCACAATATGCTCATATTTAATGCCACCGATGGGGGAACTCCCACTTTTCTGCAACGGAATACGCATTGCGTCTATTTGCCATTCTAGAGCCTTCTTGTTAAACTTCTTTTGCTTGAGGTATTGCAGGTAACAAGCCTCAAGAGTCAGCACAACACTTTCTTCCTGTTCCACATCCTCACTTTTGAATGATTCCCTCTCGAAGCGCAGACGGTGCTTTATGAGGGAATCATGCTTTTTTGCGTCCTCTTCCGTAAGGAAACTCTCGCTCTCTCGTTTCCCGGTAAAAGGATTGTTCCAGTAACATTGCCACGGCGAAGCGCGGCCCTGCCGGTAACGTATGGCCATGATGATATGCCTCCACCATGTGCCAAATGTGCCCGGCATTACGCTACTGGACACTTTGGCCTTGGGTCAATCGGTAAATGTCGTTAATAGACATGGTGGTCAGGTGCATGGCCGGGGCGGCCACGGGTTTGTCTTTTCGCGGCACCTTTACCCTTGGCTGTGCCGCATCGTGCATATCAAGAATCACCTGCTTCACGGCCGATTCCAGCCAGCGCTTGCCACGGCTGCGCCCTACCCCGAAATCAACAGGGTACACGCCGCGCTGCGCCAAAATTGAAGCGGCCACGCCAGGGGAAGTTCCAAGCATGGCCGCAATGTCTTTCTGTCGTAACAGCCGTTCCACGGTACCCCCTTTTCATGACTGTTGTATCGCCGGATACGGGTAGGGCTTGCCAACCATTAGGTTGGCTCCTTCGGCTCAGGGATGGGGCCCGCCCATTCAAAGCCTTCTCTTGTTACTGGCGTCTGTGGAGTGTAATCATCGCGCTTGCTTCCAAACATCAATTGGTCCCGAGCTCCGTACACTTCAACGCAACGCGACATGTTCAACCTGCTCAACCTGCACCAATACCACCCTTCGACCGTAGGCGGCTCCGTTGTCCACGTCAGGGCACGGGGCAATGCGTTCCATGCGTAAATATCATCAGCCACAATTTTGCAGCATAGGACATGCCCCGAAGCTGGGTTGACAAGTGGTATTTCACCGCATAGCGGGCACGGCAACGGTTTCAAAGCTACCTCCTCATAAAAAGCGACGGCTCCGCGGGACCAAGGGCTGCCAGAATGTCAGGCGGCGTCAACCATTCGTCATGGTTTGCGGTGTTGGTGTTGAAGTCGCGGCTCATTCCCACACCTTTCCTTCGCCAGCCCGGCGCTTGTTCCATGTGCGCACTGCTGCTGCACGTGACTGTGGGCTGTTCGTCGGGCGTGATCGTCGTGTCACTCATGGCGGGGCTCCTTTCTGACCAGAGCAAAACCAGCGCTCCATGCTTGGACACAGTGCTGGCACCGAGTGTGCTTCTTTTCGCGCGGATGGAACGGATTGCCGCAAGATATGCAATTTTTCTGGTCAGGCCAGTGCCCGTTATTTTTGAAAAACATTTTGTCTCGCTTAGAGTCGCGCCAGTAATCGCCCACGTCGCTCATAAAAACTCCCCGCGTTGTCGGTATGCGCGGCCCACCTGAGAGGATGTATGGCTGAGAAATAAATATGGCCCGCGTATCGCCCCACGGGCAGGGGTTGGGGGTTCATCATTCACGCACAAGTCCCGCCTACGGTTCCAAGCGCAGGCGGTCGTATGGGGTGATGTGAGGGGGGGGCTATCTACCTTGTGCCGCGATAAATTCTGATTCTTTGACTTCGCGGAACCATGAGGGGACTGAGGGCATGGGGTCGCCCTTTTCGGCAGCGGGGATGCTCACAATGATTTTACCATCAATAAATCCGGCTGCCGTGGAATATATCGCCGTGCCTGGGCCGCTTGCCCCAAAACACATTCGGTTGATATTGAGTTTTTTGACGATGTGGTCAGATGGCGAGAATTGAAGGTCAGGGGCGCGAAGCTTTGCGGAAAGTTCCTTGCCCTGTTTGCAGTTCTTTTTAGCGTAGTATCCGTAGCCATCAGCAAGCCGCAGTTCACCTTTCAGGAATGGGCTGCTCTGTTTTTCCTTGAATACCAGCCCACAAATTTCACCGCCGTTATTTCGTGAGAGAAGGCCGTCAGCCCCATATTCAGCTTGCACTTCTTTCCTAGCGTTGTTCACAACCTCGCGGCGTTCCTGCACTTCCGCAATCAGGGCATCTGCTTCCGGCCCCTCGCCTATGTAATATTTCTTTTCCATGTGCTTGACTCCGATAAAAGTTGAAGTTAACTCCACAATTTCAGGCGACACCATCCAGATGCCGCCTGTCGTATGGAGTGAGGGAATGGTCTACGCGATCACGTTCAGGCCAGGCACAGCCGCTTCAAGATATTCCTTGATGTTCTTCATGGCTTCGCCACGCCAAGCGCCGCCATCGGCTTCCACCAGCATGAACTCCATGCCGTCGTCGTCGCGGGCGCGAAATACGAACTTGCTGGCAGGCTGCTCCACCTCGACAAACGTACGGTATGGCCGCAGGGTGACGGGGTTGGGCATCACCACGTTTTCGACGCTGGCAATGCCTTTCTTCACGGTAACGGCCTGGGCGACACCGTCATCGGCCATGACGCCCTCGACCATCGTTTTGACGTTGGCGGCGTATTTCAGGACAATCCCCCGGTCCGTGGCTTTCATGGGGTCTTCCGGCTCCACAAAGCAGGATTGCAGCAGGATGTTGAACGCTTCGGCGTCCAGGTACTTGTTGAGCGGGATTTGGAGTTGGTGAAGCTCTGCTGCGAGAAAAACGGCACGGTCAGCAAAGTCACCAAGCAAATTGGAATTGAGCGTGACCTTCGACGGGCTTTCAACATGGCAGAGCAGGCTGGACACGTTCAATTCGTCCACATTGGACTTGATATAGTCTACAAGCCCGGTGAGAGTAGACACAGTCAGTTTTGCGGGTGTCGGGGTGGACACAGGCACAACGTTCTTACTGGTGTAGTTGCGGCCCTTGATTTCAATAACGGCAGGAGCAGCGTCGCCACGGATGGCAGTGTAGAGTTCTTTCAGCATGTCATTCCCTTCAAGCGGTTAGTTGTTTGCAAACTTCGTGATCTTGCCAGGCATGCCCGATTCAACGCCGGGCAACAGGTTCTGCATGGGATTTTCGCCGCTGGCCATTTCCGAAGCACCAATTTCGCCGGTTTTGGGGTTGGCCCCGATGTAGATGCTGGTCTCGATGGGGTTCGCCGGGCAGATGGTGGACGACGTGGCGACCAGAACCTCGGCCATGTTGCGCTGTTCATTGGGTTTGATGGTCATTTTGAGAGTGACGGTGCGGGTCTTTTTCGCCGGGGTGTTGGGGTCGGTGATATTGGCGATAACTCGCGTCAATTCTTCCTGGAACCGCTCCACGGCTCCGCCTTGGGACAGGGTGGCTACGTTCAATTCAAGCATTGCATTCTCCTGTGGATGCGTGGATGCGTAGTGTTATAAAAATTATGCGCCCGCAGTGCAGAGAAACACCACGGGCGCTTGGGCAGGGGGTGAGGTGGGGTTAGGCAAATTCATGGCAGCCGTCGCGGCATGGCTTGCCTTGGCAGTCCAGTTCATCCACCTGGTTCCCGTTCTTCGGGCAGGTAATGAGGAAGCTGGTGCGCGGTTCCTGCGGCGCAACCTGCGGGGGGATTTCTTCATCGTCCGCGGCCCCCTGTTCGACGACAGGGGCAGCTTCCAGGGCAGCGTTCAGGGCATCGGCGCTGTTTTCCGCGAAGCTCTCCGGGGGCAAGTCAATAATGGCTTCCCCAAGGTGCTGGGGCACTCCGGCGTCTGCGGCCTCGTCAATGGCGACGGCGCGCTGCATTTCGGGGGAAAGCGGGAGGTACTTGCAGAGGCGGCGGATTGCCGTCTTCTTCCACATCTCTTCTTCCCATGACTGCCACGGGCCATTGCCGGACGCCTTGGACGCCTTTCGCACCTTCTCCACGTCCTTTCTGCTCAACACCACAAACACGGGGTCAGCGTCCTTCAGACGGGCTACGGCGTACACGGCGCGTAGCTCGCCGCGGTCGTCCAGGTCCGGCTTGTGCGTCAGCTTGGGCGCAAGGCCCAGCTCGTACACGAACTCGTCCTTTTCGCACACGGTTTCCGCGTAGATGTTGGCGACACGCCCGGAACGGTAGGCCAAGTCCATCAGGCCCTTGTAGCCGGGAATGAGCGTCACGGTTGTCTTGTAGGGCACAAGGTAGGCTTGCCCGCGCACGTCAATTTCCAGTCCGAGGCTGGACGCCTCAACAATGGCGGCCACCAGGCTTTGCGGGCTGCACCGCTGCAACTGTGAGGACTTGGATATGGTTTGAACGGCAATGCGGCACATGCGTTCCGGCGTCATGTGCTTGGGCAGGCAGGATTGGATTGCCTTCATGTTTGCCGCCAACAGTTGGGCGACACTGGAAATGACCGCAGGCTGGCGGCCTTGCTGCTGGGGTGCCATAGTCATGCTGCATTCCTCCTGTACGCCCATGCGGGCAGGTCGATTTCGGTCACGATTTCGTTTGTGTATCCCGGCCACACGCCGGACGCTGCGCATTCCTCGTACTTGTCCAGTGCACTGCGGATTTCGTCATACGCCACGCCGATTGCACTCTCGGCCACGGTGACGGCGGTTGTCAGGTAGGGCGCGGCCTTTTCGCAGAACAGGAAGACAAACTGCCGTGCTTCCATGCCCGCCCGCCGCAGCGCGTGGAGATACCAGGCGGCCTGCCTGTGGTATCCGTAGTCGTAAATGTGCTTGGAGATTGCTTCCGAGCTGGCGTCGGTTGTGCTCTTGAGGTCGATTGCGCACAGTCCGAAGCCGGGCAGGGAGGCAACAGCGTCAATGCGCGCCTTGCACGGGATGCTGCCGCGCTCCTGCCAGTAGATGCTTGTTTCGGCCTGCCAGTCGCGCGCCGCGCGCGCCGCCTTGAACAGCGGATGGAGCGAGGCGGCAGCGCTCATGGCGCGGCAGGTTTCCCACACGTCGGGGGCTACCAGTGCAACACCCTGCGCCGCGGCTTCCGCGGCTTCCTCCTTCCCGGCCTTGGTGCTGCCGGAGTTCCGGCGCACCCGGTACTGTGCATCGAGGCTGAACGGTTCAAGCGTCATGGCGTGGAAGATGCTGCCCATGAGCATGGCGGGCGTCTGCCCGTGTTCCGTGCCGTCCATCTCGTCCAGGGTTTGCTTGAAGTGCGCTGGGCAGCGCAGTAGGGCATCCATGCTGGACTTGGACAGCGCCTTGGTTGAGTGATAGGCGCGGGCCTCGTCGTGGAGCATTCGGGCGGTATTGCCGTCAATGATACGATCCATAAAACCTCCTCACCACGCAAGCCAAAACATCCGGCAGAGCAGCACACACACCACGACAACCGGGAAACACATGATGCAAGCAATAACGTTCAGCACAGTGTGCAGCCGGTCACAAAAGCTGTTGTCAGTGACCATGGTTGTCCTCCCTGGTGCATTCGCGCGCCTCGTCACAGAGGCGGTTCAGCGGCCCTTCCCAGGAGGCAGCCGCGTCGTCATCGTCCATATCATCGGGGCAGGGCATCAGCCCTGGCTTGGTGCACTCGCCCCGCCCGTCTTCGTATGGGCATCCTAATCCGTAACACATTGCCATCCCCCCTACTGCGCCTTGCTGCGGCTGAAGAGTTCCACCAACAGGCCGGAGGGGCAGAAGGCGCGCAGGCGCGCCAGCACGTCTTCCCAGGAGCCTTCCAGCACAATGCGATCGCCATCGTAAAACAGGACCATGGTCACCATGTCGCCTCCCCGGGCGTAGTGAAATTTTGGCAACAAAAAAGGCCCCCTGTTGCCAGAGGGCCTTGAAGTCAGCGTCGGGCGCTGGCGGTAAGTCAGTTTTGTTTGTGCTTGCGTGTGAGGTGGATGCCATACAGAAAAATTCCGGCCATAAAGGCAGCGGCCAAAAGCCAGAGGGCGATGCTGCTCATTGTGTCCTCCTTGTCAGGTAAAGGCAGGCGATTACCCCGGCAAAGCCCAGGAAAACCGCAAAGACGTTCTGCTGATACAGCCCGATTAAAAGAGAGCCGACGGCAAATTTTTCAAGAATGTCCGCTATGCGTTTTACCATGCTTGCCTCACCTCATAGATAGCCATTCTCAAGCCCAATGTCCACTTTGCCGTTGAGGTTGTCCACATTTTTGCAGCTTGCGTTGCTGTGGGCTTAGTCACCTCGCCCAGCGGCCCAGGGCCTTCAGCCCCTTTGCTCCGCCACCCGAACTTTTCTCCTGTTCGTTGAAGACAAATTAACGCTTGGCGTTATAATTGTCAACAAAAATAACGATGGGAGTTAAAAAGGTTTTTATTTTTACTAAAGTCGTGTTTCTTCAAAGTGTTGCAAAATAGCCGTGAGGGTATGACCTGGGTCAAGCCCTACGGCACGTGTTAATTCCACATATTCGCCCAAGTCCATCTTCCTGGGAGGTTTGCCACCTTGCGGGGAGCGCAGGCGCTGAACCATCATGCGTGCGGCGGCTATACCCTTGTCAGGGTATAGACTGCGGGCAAGGTCATCAATAGTCAGTTTTTGCGCTTTTCGCCGTTCGTCAATTACGCGCATGGCTTCCCGTTCAATCATGTTTCTCAAGTCCTCTGGCATAGCTCCTCCGAGTTTTGGGAGCTATACTATCATTGAAAGTGCGTTAATTGTGAGCGTTATTTTCTATTGACTTAATTAACGCTGATAGTATACGAAGTCAATCAAGGGCAACCGGTGACAATCCATCACCACCTGCCCAGCTCTTTGACAACCAGCCCCGACGAACCCGCCCCTTGCGCCGCGCCAGGTAGCTCCTGCCCGCCGTGAGGGGAACAGGGGGAGGGACGCCGGATGGAATCCGGTAGCGCTTGGACGGCATTGCGACCAGGGCGCTAAACCTTGCTCCAGTTCAGCCCGCGACAAAGGGTCACGGGCTGGCAGGAACAAAATTTGCTGTAATCCGTTAAAGTGTTCCTCTCGCCCTTCACAGGCTCCGGCGCGTCACGCCGTGGCTTTTCGAGCGCCCCTTCTTATGGCCGGGCTTGCCGTGTCTGCTTCCTTGGACCAACCGCCTATGTGGGCCTCTTTCTCGCGCTCTACTGGCTGTCGTGTGTGGGCTTTGCCCCGACCTGCTTTCGATTGCTCCATACCGCCCGGCGGCCTTGCTCCCAGGTTCCGGCTTGTGGCTACTTTTGCCCTTGGGCTTGTTTCGCCGTCAGTCCCCGTTCGCAGATACAAAATAGACAATTGTCTAAGTTAAGTCAACTATGATTTTGCCTTTTGTCTAAAATGGGCATAAAAGAAAATTACCCGCAGATCCGCGGGCAACAAAAAAGCCCCTCGGATGAGGGGCGGGGAGGAAGTCAGAATGAGTGCGCCTATTACTGTTAAGCGCGGCATCTACATAGACATGGGGTGCAGCTACATTTGCCAGATAGATGATGGGGTTTTTATCCCTACAGGCTACGGATCTGCTGAATCAAACAAAAAATTCCAGGAAGACTTGAAAGCCTTCCTGGATAAGTGGTTTACGCCGTGTGAAGGCGAAAATTGCTGTGGAGATATTAAAAGCTAGAATTTCAAGGAGCTTGCTTGCTATTAGCTCGTGAGCTCCCTTTTCAACCAGTCAGAAACTTCTTTAAGGAGACCGAACCAAGCTGCATCTCTGCCAATCTCGCCGACAAAAAGACTATCATTTGAATCGATATGCCTACACAAAGCGTCTCTTACTTCTATTGCAGAGCTTGTCGTTTTGATTGCCCAGGTAGATTTTTGTATCTTTGCCCACAAACGATAACTCTTTATTGCCTCAATCAAGGAATCATAATTTTGTCCTGGCCTATTTAGGTCATATGTAATGATATATGTCTTCATCAACTCAACCCCTTACATTGTTTATTTTCCTCTAAAACAACTGCCACACCCAGGTACAAGACCTACGAAACCGATTTTTCCCCCATTACCAGCCAGCCCCCCAAGTATGATGTTTGTTATTCGTCAAGCTTATCTAGCTCATAAACCCTTGTAATAATTTGTGCAAAAGATGGTGGAAGTTCTTTTTGTTTAATTTTTGAGTTTATGTACGTGGAAAATTTACCTTTTCCTATATAGTCCTCTCTGAACCACTTCCTGAATTCACCTAATGCACCTTCTGGATATCCCCAGGGGTGTTGGGGATTTGATTTCGCCTGTGGAAAAGATTCTGGATAGTTGTGCCCCCCCTTTACCCGCTCGCCATATTTTTTCTCAAGGCTTTTGCTTTTCCAAAAAGCAGACCATACAGAGCCTACGCTTCCATCTGGTACAAATGAACTGTCAATATGAAGCCCAGCTTCACCAAGTGCCACTATCATATCAGCTATTTCTTTAAAGATACCAAAATAACCAGGCGGAATAGAATTGTATGTGAGTGAAACTCGTTGATGAAATTGCTGCCATATTTCAGGCACATTGTCGTTTGTACTATAGCCTACTTGTGTATAAATAAAGTCATGTAAAGCCTTTCCAGCAAGAACGCGGTAGCTTTTTAATGCTTGTGTTCGTTTATGTGAACCTGCATCAAAAGCATAATATTCAAGAACAGCTAAACAAAAAACATCTGAATATGCATAAAATGTTATATTATTGTCAGTTACTTCAACATAATGCTTATCAATCGCGTCATTCCCACGATTCATAAGAATCTTTTTTACGCCTATTGTTGAGGGCCTGTAACTTGTATCCCAATCATTTGTAATTTCGCTTATTCGAGAACTGTCTACGCCACATAGTCGTGCCAAACCTCTACCAGTTAAAAATGGTGTCCCATCCGTAAGGACTCCCATACCAACACCGTCAATTTCTATCTGGCGAGATATTTTTATATCTAAAACACCCTGTTGAGGGGTGCGCGTTTTTTGGCCAGGAACAGGCAGTAACGCGAGGTTTTTATTGACTTTAGAGGTGCGCGGTTTTTTATGAATTTTAAGATCTTTTTTGTCATCATTCATTGGAAACCTCTCATGTTAAAAAACGGAATTCCCAATTCAAAACTTGCAGTTTGTTATCAACTCTTCCACACTCCTCACTAGCCCCGTCAAACACCCTTCTATCATGCTGTTAACGGTGCTGTGCTGCGTTTCTCCTGCATGCCTGAAATCCGTGCGTATCCCATAGATGGGCAGTCCCTTGGCGTAGGCATAGCCGATTTCCCATGCCGTGCCATCATCAACCTGCGTTCCATCGAGCAGGGCCACCACGCACGTGCAGCGCTCAATTCCTAGTCTACAGGTATCAAAAATTAATGCGGAGGCGTTTGCCCCCGCATTTTGAATTTGCTCATCGGTCAGAAGATCACCAGGCCAGATCACTTCGTGTCCGGCGTCTCTAAGGCGCGCTGACAGGGCTTTGTGCCATGCCTGTTCAGCCTCGGTGAATAATGGGCCTGCCTGATATATCGTGTGCACGGGCGCCTCGCTATCTTACTTTGCACTCGTAGACCGGTTTCATTTCCCGATCTTCAGAAGGCTTACTTATGGTGAGCTCATCACCTTTAAACCACGCTTCGAGCGTGAATTCATCTGAATACCTGCTGCCGGATGCCGAAGGCATAAGTGGAAGAGAATATTCCCTTCCTCCAGGCATTACGATCTTTGCAAACAACAGCATATGGTCGCTTGTCGAAAAAAACTGAGCTGAAATAATTTTTCCATCCTGGCATGAGTAGGTCTCAGAATGGTTTTTCTCCACATAAATTCCACCGCAGTACTTTTGAAAGGCGAAATATGACCCCGCTGCGATGATTACGACGACAATCAATGAAAAAACGAATCGCAAGATGTAGCCCTCAAAATTCCTTTTTTTGATTAGTACCAGCGGATTACTGCCAGCACCGATACAAGTTTTTAAAAACACCATTCGACCAAGGCAGCATTGCGTGGCATCAGCACAACTGCCAAATCCAGACCTCGCGATCTATTTATCCCTCACGTCAGACCACGCCCAGATCACTCGCCCGACAACGGCATTGGAAATTTCTCCGCTGTAATCCTCGCCTAGCTTATAGGTCATAGGCGGATTCTTGGCGGCATTATCGCTGTAAAACTGAATGCTCCAGTCCTTGCCATCCTTATTCAGGGCAACACGCTTAATCATCCCCGCGCCGTCAGGATCACGCACAAGCATGATATGGCCGGGGTGTGCAACGTCCTGGTCGTCCCTGTCTACAAGCACGATGTCTCCGGGGTTAAGCAGAGGCTGCATTGACGTGGAGCTGGGGCCAATCTCTACGGCTATGAGGTTCCGGCGGTGCATAATGGCAGGGACGTTCTTATAGACCAAGAACCACGACTCTACCTCTTCCTGCGCAAAGTACCCCGGCCCGGCCCCGACCTCGCCCACCAGCGGAGCGGCGATATACTGCTCCGACTGCGGCGGCGCGACAAACTCCCCGGCGGGCATGACTTTGGCGTTTACAAAACATACGTCTTTTGCTGGTTCAATTTCTGTCACGAACTTCCCCAACCTATCAATGATGGGGGAAATATTTTTTATTGATGGAACTCGCTTCCCACTTAGCCATTTATTCAGGTTGTCACCGGTCACACCCCATGCCTTAGAAGCGGCTGAAATGTTTCCGTTAAATTGATCGTCCACCGCCTTACGGATGGTGGACATTATTTTTTCTGAAAATCCGCTCATATTTAATATTCACCGCGATTGATAGACATTTGTCAACTAGCTAATAGTCTAAATCAACGTTGTCTTTAGCTAGACATTAGTCTATGATGCTCCCATGAATAAGCTAAAACTCGCTCTCGATCGACGGGGACTGACTTGTATTGAGGCCTCCAAGATGGGTGTGCCCTACCACAATATTTTCAAGCAGTACCATGGACTCCGCAGCGTTGGGCCAAAGTCAGCGCTGCTTTACGAGCGCATTTTGGGCATACCGCGTTCTGAGCTGCGCCCTGATCTGTGGCCCAGAGAACCCCCTGCCACGTCACCCGCACCCGCCGAGGCCGAACATGCTGCGTAGCATCTTCGACGTCGCCTTCTACGGCTACGAGCCGCTGGCCTGGCTGGCGTTCGCCATCTGCGCATTTTTCTGCGCTGTGTGGGCACTGACTGCCTACATGTCCGCAAAGGGCTAGAGCGTGTCCCACTGCCCGCTCTACTGCGGCATCTGCGCCCATGTCTGACGGATACGAGCGGTACAGCGGCGCGGCCAGCAGGGGCGACAGGACGGTGACCAGCAGGCGGCCACCGGGACGCGGTGACAAGTAGGCGCGGAAGGTAAGGCTGGTGGAACACGGCATAAGGCAACGGTACGCCGAGCGGGAAACTGAAAGGAAGCACAACGTGAACGAAAAATTATTGAAAATTCCTGCGCTGCTTTCGCAGGCGTGCGCCGCCTATCCCGGTGGCAAACGGGGCGTGTTCCGAGCCATTGAAAGCGCGGAGGGCAGGACGCTTTCAGAATCTACTTTTTATGCCGCGCTGAACAGCAACCCCACGGCCCCGGACGCGCTGAAAGTCTCGCAGCTTGTAAGCGTCATGCGCGTAACCGCAGACATTTCCGCCTTGCGCTATCTGGCGGCCATGTTCGGGCAGGCGGTGGTGCCCCTGGACGCCGGCAAGCCAGACGCGCCCACCGTGGAAGGAGAGATGCTGCAGGACTACCCGGCTGTGGTGCGCTTTCACGAGGTGGCACGGCGCTACCAGGCGCGCGAGGTGGGCGCGGCGGAGCTGCTGCAGGCCCAGGAAATGGCCCTGGCCGAGCTGCGCCAGACCACGGCCAAAGTCATCGAGGAAGGCAGCCTGTCATGCAAGCCATAACGAAAGGCTACACCCGGCACGCCGTCCAGCGCTGCTTTGAGCGCGGCATAGAGCCCTGGGCCGTGGACACGGTGCTGGCGCGCGGCGTGCTTGTACATGATGCGCCCGCGGGGGTGCAGGTCTTTGGCCTGCGCCGCCTGCGTGTGGTCTTTGACCCGGCCACGGAGACGGTCATCACCGTCTACCGCGTACGCAACCCAAAGCGGCATATCCAGCGTCGGCGCAAGGCCGCGCGCCAGCAGCGGCGGATGAACAAATTTTCATCAGTGTTTTAGGAGGTCGTGATGCCTGGAATGTCTTGGAGCGAAGATGACCTTGAGTTTTTGTGCACGCACTATGCCGAAAAGGGTCCGAAGTGGTGCGCCGAGCGCCTGGAGCGCACGCCCCGTGGCGTCACGGTAAAGGCCCGTCGACTGGATCTGCACTACACTGCTGTCAAGACCAGATACAAGCCGGACCGCCCAGCAGAAGACGCCGACCTGGGGCCTGAGGCGCCGACGCTGGGGCATCACTGCGTGGGCTGTGGCTGCTTGTCGCCCGAATACCGTTGCCCGGAGTGCCGCCGGAGATACCTGGCGCGGTATCATGGTGCGTGCTGGGGGCCCACTGCCGATGAGACCTACGGGGTGGGGGCAGGGGCATGAGCTACATCAAACCGCGTCCCCACGGTTTCCGGGCCGTGCGCCGCCTTGGCAAAACTGAGGTCGTGTACTGCGTGGAGCATGACAAGCAGGTGGATGTATTCGACGCCGACGGCTGGATATCATTGCCCATCAAGGCGTTCCGTGCGTCCTACGTCCGCGAATACTCGCCCATGCCGGACGCCGTGCGGGTCAAGTTCGCGGACCAGCCGAGTTTTGAGGAGTGGTGGGCTGAACGTGCTGTAGCACGCCGTGAAGAGGAATGAGCATGGAATGGCTGAAATGGTTCGTAGGGGCCACCACAGACCCCAAATTTGCCGTGATAGCACGGAGATCTAAGAAAAACCTGGCCTCCGTCATAGCCGTCTGGGCCATGCTGCTTGAACGTGCCGGGCAGGCTGACGACCGTGGCGAAGTTGAAGGCTTCGACTGCGAGGGGGCCGACATCGTGCTTGGCCTTGAGGACGGGGCTGCCTGCTCTATCTTGCAGGCCATGCGGGACAAAGGGCTCATAACCAATGGGCGCATCACCAACTGGGACAAGCGGCAGCGCCGTGATGAGCCTGAGGCGGTCAAAGAACGGAAACGCCTGCAGCGTGAACGGGAAAAGCTCGCCGCTGAAATGGCTGCCATTGAAAAAGCTAGGGCTGAACTGAATGAAAAGTCACAGGATGTCACGCCGCGTCACGCTACGTCACAGGGTGTCACGAATGTCACGCATAAGAGGAGAGAAGAGAAGATAAGAAAAGAAAATATCTCTCCTGATAGTCTTGAGAACGAAGAGCCCGCGCGACTGGAAGACAACGCAGGCGATGGTATTTACTTCGCCAATGAACCGAGCATTGATTTTCAGGAGCTGCGCCAGTTCTGGGACGAGCACTTTCGCCCCGAAGGCCCGCTTGCTGGATTCGCTGAGTACAAGCAGCTCAGGGCAGCCAAGGCCTACCCCGGCGACTCGCGGCTTTACGAAGACCTCAAGGCCCGCCTTGATTGCCAGTGCTGGAACCAAGGCTTTGCCCCAAGCCTCGCAAAATACCTGCGTGAACGAACGTGGCGCACTCCGCCCAAGGCTAGGGCCGCACCTGCAGGAAACGCGAAGCAGGAATCACAGGCAGACAGGGCTGCACGGCTCACATACGAGGCCGGAATGAGCGTGCTGGCAGAAATGGATCAACGGGCATCACAAGCCGGGAGGGCATTAAATGCGCGATGAAAACCAAGAAAAGTTGGCCGCACTCATGGCCCTTTCTGCTAATTTCGGAAAGGAATTTTCCACGGCTCTCCTGAAAATATGGCTTGAGCTGCTGGAAGGATACCCCGCCAGGGTCGTGACAGCCGGTGTACGCCGGGTGATCGCGCAGTACGAGTACAAGACTATTCCTCCGTTTGCCGTGCTGCGCAAAGCCATTGAAAGCGCTGCTGGTATCATCCCGCAGGAAGAATCGCTGGACATCGCTGCGGCAGCCGAATGGAACAAGCTCGTTGACGATATCGGCAGGCGTGGCCGTTATAACTGCCCGCAGTTCTGCCCCACTACGGCATATGTTCTGCGCGGAATGGGTGGCTGGGATGCCGCATGCTCGTGGGATACCGACAAGCTGGAATGGCGGCGCAGGGAATTTATCGAGGCATGGAAGCAGGCCCACGGTAGAGAAGAGGCTATGGCCCTGGGCGAGGGTGGCGTTATGGCGATTGCGGCTGGTGGACCAGAGCCTGCCCGTGCAATCCTTGGCCGCGTTTTGGAGATACGGCAATGACGCAGATAGTTTCAGCGACTGGGAGGGAAGAGATGGCGGCGAAAATTAGCGAGTTGACCAGGCGGCACTGCCGCGCCCTGTGCTACTTTATGCCAGGCAGGAGGACAGCGGCGGACGAAAAACCCAACACCAGCATGCGGATTAGCCTCGCCAGGCGGGGGCTGCTGCAGAACAGAGGCCGTGGAATCTGGACGCTGACGCCTGCGGGATTGGCTATAGCGAAAGACTGGGAGGAGGCGCAGCGATGACGCAGACAACCGTGCGCGCGCTGGACGTACAAGCCGCAGGGGGCCTGGAAAAGTGGATGCGCAAGCCCGCGGTCAAGCAAGGGGACCGTGCCCTCCCAACCGGTGACCGTTCGTCACCGGTTGCCGCTATCCCGCAGGCCAAGGGGCGCACGCCAGCGGACGCCGAGATCGGCTATGCTGCCGAGCGCATGAACAGGCTTGAAGCTAAGTACGCCGGGTGGCTTGAAGCCCAGCGTCGGGCTGGAAAAATACTTTTTTGGCGCTACGAAAGTCTGAAATTCCGGCTGGCTGACCGTACCTGGTACACCCCGGATTTTTACATCATGCGCGCGGACGGCTGCGTCGAGCTGCACGAAACCAAGGGCTTCTGGGAAGACGACGCCCGCGTAAAAATCAAGGTCACCGCTGAGCAATTCCCGGAGCTCTTGTTTGTTGCCGTGCAGTGGGACCGCAAAATCAAGGATTGGGCGTTTGAACACTTCGGGAGGCGGCCTGATGGGCAACCCAGATAAACTCGAAGGATGGGCGCAGATCGAGGCGTATTTGAGCCTGTCGCGCAACACAATTCTGGCGCGCGCATACCCGATTCGGAAGGACGGAGGCGTATTCGCATTCAAGCCAGAACTCGACCAGCACGCGAAAAGTAAACCCGTAAAAAGGCCCGTTGACAATCTTTCATAATTTTTGACGTTTTCTCACAATCTTTCAGATAGGTTGGCACGTTATTTCGCGCTACGCTTCTGCCCAAACAGGAGCATAAGCCGTGGCCGACAATTTCAGCATTGCCCACAAGTTCACCCTCACATGGGAAGGCGGTGAATCTGACGATGCCGCAGACCGTGGCGGCTTCACCAAGTTCGGTGTCAGCCTGAAATTTCTTCAGGAGCTGGCCGCCGAATCCCAAGCTAACCGCGACACTCTCGACCGCATGGGCGTTATCCTGCCCGTCACTCGCAATACTATTCGCAATCTGACTGAATCCCTGGCCGCCAGCCTATTTCGCTGGCAGATGTGGGATGCCCTCAAGCTCGACCTCATCCCCCTGCGCCCGGCCGTGGTGCTCTATGACGCAGCAGTCAACAGCGGCCCGGCCCAATCCGTCAAGCTCGCACAGCGCGGTTACAACCACTGTGTGACCTACGGTCAGCCGCTTGTGGTGGACGGCATCATGGGGCCCGCCACCCGCGCCGCCATGCAGATGGCCGACACTGACAAGGCGCTTACGGCCATGCTCGATCAGCGTGAGCGCTTCTACAACAACTTGGTTGCGGCCAAGCCCAGCCAGGAAGTTTTCCTCCACGGCTGGATCAACCGCGTGGATGATCTGCGGCGCTACATCAGAGGGTTGTGATGGACATCACCGGCAAGACCCTGTGGATATGTGGCGGCACCTCTGCCGCCGCCCTGGTATGCTGCATAGCCCTCGGCCTGACTGTACGTAGTCAGGGCCAGCTTATCGACCGGCTGCAAGCAGACGCACGCGCTGTCGATGTTGTACGCGATGCCGATGCCGAGTCGCAGACCGTAGCCGAGGGCGCGAAAAGGAAGGCAGATGAAGATGCACAGAAAAAAGCTGCAATCGTTGATGGCGTGTCGGCTGATCTTGATAACCCTGATTTTGTGCGCGGTCTCCAGCGCGGGTTGCGCGGAGAGAACGCAAATAGTGGTGCTGACCCCGCCGGAAAACTTGATGGCTCCGTGCGAGGAACCGACCATGCCGCCGGAACTGATGCAAACGTCGGACATTAAGGTCTACGCCAAGGCCGCCACCCAGGGCCTTATCGCGTATGGCAAGTCCTTTGCGGGGTGTAATGGGCAGCTTGAGGCCCTCCGTGTTTGGCGGGCAAAGGTTAAGGCAAGCAAATGATTCAGCATAACGTCGGGCCAGTGGATGGCCTCGCTTACTACACACAGGGCTTGCTGGCGTGGTGGCCGCAAAAGGTCGCGGTTAGCACGGTGGTGGCTGGCTGTGTAACATTTTTTGGGGGCGACGTTGTGCTGGTCTGGCTGGTCTGCGCGATGTGGGCGGCGGACTTGTCCTTTGGGCTTATCGAGGCTTTGCGCCGTGGGCGCTTCCACTGCCGCTTGTTTGCCCGCGGCGTACTCAAGTTGCCCACCTACTGCCTTTACTTGGCGCTGGTGGGCGCGGTCAGCATTAGTTGCTCCCGTGCCCTTGGAGCGCGCCTGCCCCTGCTGGATATGTTTTGCGCGTACCTGCTGGCGACCGATGCCGTGTCCGTCATGGGGCACATGATCCGCTTAGGCATGCCCGTGCCGCGCACCTTGCGCCGCGTCATCCTGCGGAGCCAGGCCAAAATACAGCATAGCGTCGAGACCCTGCTGGACAACGAGGACGGCAAGTAATGGCAGCGCGGAAGCTCACTCCCAAACAAGCCGAATTTGTGCGGCAGTATTTGGTGGATTTGAATGCCACCGCTGCCGCCATCCGCGCCGGGTACAGTGAGCGGACTGCCAAATCACAGGGCCAACGCCTGTTGACAAATGTTGACGTGTCCGCAGCCCTCGCGGCGGCCAAGGCAGAGCGGGAGCAGCGCACAGAGATCACCCAGGACCGCGTGGTGTCTGAACTTGCCAAGATTGCCTTTGCAGATCCGCGCGAACTCATGGAGTGGGGGCCAGAGGGAGTCAAACTCAAGGACAGTGCGGAATTGACGGAAGAACAGGCCGCCAGCGTGGCAGAAGTAAGCGAGACAACCACCAAGGACGGCGGAAGCCTCCGGCTCAAGAAGCACGACAAGGTTAAGGCCCTGGAACTGCTGGGGCGACACCTCGGCATGTTCACGGACAAAGTTAAGAGTGAAATTTCAGGCGGGCTTGAAATTAAATGGCAGGATTAACGGTCACTATCCCCTACAAACCGCGTCCGCTCCAACGGCGGTTCCATGACGAGCGCACACGCTTCTGTGTGCTGCTCTGTCACCGCCGCTTCGGTAAGACCGTGGCCGCCGTCAACGACCTGGTTCGTCAGGCCCTGCGCACCGAACGCAAGGACTGGCGGGCCGCATATGCCGCGCCATTCTACAGCCAAGCCAAGGCCGTGGCCTGGGACTACCTCAAAAAATTTTCGGCGCCCCTCCCCGGCGTTCAGTACAACGAGTCAGAATTGCGCTGCGACCTGCCAAACGGTGCGCGCATCAGGCTTTTTGGCACAGACAATGCCCAGGCCCTGCGTGGCATGTATCTGGACGACCTGGTCCTGGACGAACCCGCAGACATGGGCCGCACGGTCTGGACCCAGGTGCTGCGCCCCATGCTGGCAGATCGCCAGGGACGGGCGCTGTTTTGCGGCACGCCGCAAGGCACGGACAACCTGCTCTACGACGTGTGGCAGCAGGCCGGCGCGGACCAAAGCGGACTGTGGTCGCGCTTCCGCTTCCCGGCTTCGGAGACTGGCTATCTGCCGCAAGCAGAGCTGGAAGCAGCGCGCCAGAGCATGGACGAGGCGGAATACGCGCAGGAATTTGAGTGCTCGTTCGCCGCTGCAGTGCGCGGAGCTTATTACGCGGAGCTCATCGACGCGGCGGAAGTTGCCGGCCGGATTCGGGACATCACCGTTGAGCCACAGCTTCCCGTGCACACAGCCTGGGACTTGGGCATGGACGACGCCACGGCCATCTGGTTCTTCCAGGTGGAGCCGTCTGGCGACTGGCGCTTTGTGGACTACTACGAAGCCTCAGGCGAAGGGCTGGCCCACTACGCCAAAGTCTTGCAAGACAAGGGCTACCTCTACGGCACGCACGTCGCCCCACACGATATCCGGGTCCGTGAGCTCGGCACGGGCAAGAGCCGCTGGGAGCGTGCTAGTGAGCTTGGCATCCGCTTCGCTATCGCCCCGCAGCTGCAGGTATCGGACGGTATCGACGCCGTGCGCCACAAGCTGCCGCGCTGCTGGTTTGATAGCACGCGCTGTGCTGATGGTGTCCGCGCGCTCCGGACGTATCGCAAAGAGTGGCGGGAGAAGAACAATGTCTACGCCGACCGTCCACGTCATGACTGGACTAGTCACTGTGCCGACGCCATGCGCTATGCGGTCACAGGCTTCAGAGACAGCACAAGTCCAGCCCCAAGCCGGGCCCGGACTGACTATGATATGTGGGGGTACTGATGCGTCTGACTTACGCAGAGATACAGCACGACGATGCCGCCCGCGACGCCGTTTTTGCGCGCATGTCTGCCGAAGGGCTGCTGGGCTGCGCTATGAGCGCCTTTGCCGCCCCCAGCCTGGACGACTGGCGGCGCATTACGGACCCGACCCACGGCGTGCTGCTCTGCTGCTCTGACGCAGATACGGGCGAGCCCCTGGGCGTGGGGCAATTTGAACGTTGGTTCGGCCAAGTCTGGCGCTTTGATTTTACGGCCTTCCGTGCCGGGTTCGGCTGCGCTGCCCAGCAGGCGCAGGGCGGCTTTGCCAACCTGTTTGAGCGGCACGGGGCCAGCGCTATTGTGGGCATCACGCCCGTGCTGTTCCGCCACGCCTGGGGTCTGGCCCAGGCGTGCGGATTTCGGTTGTTGGCCCGGCTGCCCGGCGCGTGCTGGCTGGCCCGGAAAAACCGCTTTGTGGACGGCGTACTGGTCATGTGCACGCCGCAAACCCTGCGTGCGGCGCAGGAAGGAGTATAGCTATGGGATTCGGAGGAGGCGGAGGAGGCGAAGTAACCGTGCCCGAAGTGACGCCCACGCCGAAGGCAGAGGTGACGAAGCCCGTGACGGAAGCGGCTACGTCTGCACGGCAGTCACAGAAAGACAAGGCGAAAAAGGCGGCCGGCCTGGCCAGCACGATTCTGACTGACCAGAGCCCTACGTCTTCTGTCAGTGGCAAAACGCTGCTGGGGCAGTGAGGGGCGGCAACATGGCCGTGGACATCAACAAACTTAACCAGCGCTACCAGGCCCTGCGCACCGAACGCAGTCCCTGGGACACGGCCTGGCAAAGCCTGGCGGACCACTTCCTGCCCACGAAATTCCGGGCGGACACGGACTCTTCAGAGCGCAAGCCGGAGTTGCTCAACAAGCGCCTGGTGGATGCCACGGGCATTCTGGACATGCGCACACTGGCGGCTGGGCTCCAGGGGGGCATGACTAGCCCTGTGCGGCCCTGGTTTCGGTTGACGCTAGAAGACGAGGACGCCGCCCAGGCCCCGGACGCCGGCGCGTGGCTGGACGAAGTGACAAGGCGCATGCAAGCGCTGCTGCATCGGTCAAACTTCTACAACGCCGTGCACGGGCTGTACGGCGACCTTGGAACTTTTGGTGTCGGGTGCATGATGGAGACGGCTGACTGGTCAGGGTTGCATTTCCGTACAATCCCTTGCGGTGAGTATGTCATAGATACAGACGACAACGGCTCGGTCGATACGCTTATGTATCGTCTGCGCATGAGTGCGCGGCAAATCGTGCAGCGGTTTGGCGAGACAGTCGTGCCCGACGCGGTCAAGACGGCAGCGGCGAACAGCGGCGCGGGTGTGACGACATTCTTTGACGTCATTCATGCCATCTTTCCGCGTTCGGAGCGCGCTTATGGCAAGCTCGGCGGAAGCGCCATGCCCTGGGCGTCGGTCTGGTGGCTGGGGTTCGGCACTGTCGGCGGTGGCAAGCCTTGCCTGCTGCGAGAGAGCGGCTACCGCGACTTTCCGGCCTTCTGCCCGCGCTGGGATGTGACCGGCAACGACAAGTACGGCCGCGCTCCGGCTATGGATGTCTTGCCGAATGTGCGCATGCTGCAGCAAATGGGCGGCACAATCCTCAAAGGCACGCACAAAGCCGTTGACCCGCCAATGGTGGCACCGGCTGGGCTGCGTGGTGCAGGCGTTGACCTGACCCCAGGCGGTGTGAACTGGATGTCAACGAATGGGCTCGAAACCGGAAAAGTTGAGCCAGTCCAGCAGGTGCAGGCACAAATCCTTGTCGCTGCAGAGCAAAAGGTCCAGGCGGTTCAACAATCTGTGCATGATGGCCTTTTTGCCGACCTCTTCAAGATGCTCATGCTCAATGACCGCAGGCAGATAACCGCGACAGAGATTGATGCACGCGAACGCGAAAAACTCATCTTGCTGGGGCCTGTGGTGGAGCGCTTGGACAAAGAACTGCTTTCGCCGGCGGTGATGCGCACGTACAGCCTCATGGAGCAGTACGACTTTCTGCCGCCGCCGCCGGAAACGGTTTCCGGCGCGTCGCTGCGGGTCCAGTTTGTGAGCGTGCTGGCCCAGGCCCAGCGCCTGTCCCAAACCAGCCCGATAGACCAGACCCTGGCCTTTGCTGCCAACGTCGCGCAGGCAGACCCAACCGTGCTTGATATCCTGGATACTGGCGTAGCCATGCGGGAGTACGCGGAGGCCCTGGGTGCTCCGGCGGCTATGCTGCGGTCAGAGCAGGACGTGCAGCAGATCCGTCAGGCCCGCGCGCAGGCGCAGCAGCAGGCACAGCAACAGGCGCAGATGCAGGCGGCGCAGCAGGCGGCCGTAGACATCTCCGGCGCGGCCAAAAACCTGGGACAAACCCCGCTGGGCGCGGACGGCCAGACGGCCATGGACGCGCTTATCGGCGGGCTTGGAGGCATGTAAGTGAGCCACGACTATGACAGCATCTTCGCCATCGACTACCAGGCCTGCGAGGCACGCCGTCAGGCGCAGCAAGAGTCCGCGCAGGCTTTTGAGCGCCGGTTGTGCAACGCCCTGGCGGCGCTGGCGGCCACGCCCGACGGCCTGGCCTTTTTGCGCTGGTGCATCGACATGAGCGGCATACTCAAAGCGCTGTATCCCGGCGACCATGCCCAGGCGGCCTACCACGAGGGGCAACGCAGCATGGGTGCGCAACTAATCGCTCTGGCCCGCAAGGCCGAGGTTTTGCCAGAAATTCTGAAGGAGGAAAACAATAATGGCTGATGTACCCACCCCCACCCCCGACGCTGAAGGGGCTGCCGGCACTCTGCTGACCGACCAACCTGCCGACGCCGCCAAGCCGGACGCCGAGGCTGGCGCAGACAAAGCAGCCGCAGGCGGCCAGGCCGCGGACCCCAATGGCGCAGGCAAAGCCGCCGAGCCGGAAGCCTATAAGCTCACGGCTCCAGAGGACTACCCTATTACTGCCGAGGCCCTTGAGGGGCTCAACGCCGTGTGCAAGTCAGCCAAGCTCTCCAAGGAACAGGGCGAGGCCGTGCTCAAGTATATGCAGGGCAACTACAGCACGGCCACGGCTGCGATGCAGGCACAGCGGCAGGAGATGACCGCGCAGTGGCTGGCCGACGCCCGCGCAGACAAGGAGTTCGGCGGCGACAAGTTTGACGCCAATCTGGCCGACGCGCGCAAGGCCCTGACCCAGTTCGACACGGGCGGCGACATCGGCAAGATGCTAAATGAAACCGGCTACGGCAACCACCCGGCGGTTCTGCGCATCTTTGCCCGCGTTGGCAAAGCCCTGGGTGAAGACAACCTTCACGGCAAGGGCGGCGGTGAGGCTGCTGAAAAGCCCTTGGCAGAACGTTTTTACCCCAACATGTAACAACAGCGGAGTACAATCATGAGCTACAACAAAGGCATCGTCGCCACCCTTGCGGAGCTGGAAGACTTTTACCAGGGGCAGAAGGCCGGGGACATCATAGAGCTGATGAACCAGACCAATGACATCCTTACTGACGTTCCTTTCATGGAATCAAACCAGAGCGACGGCCACCTCACCCGCATCCGCACCGGCCTGCCGGAAGTTTGCTGGCGCAGGCTCTACCAGGGCACGCCGCCCCGCAAATCCCAGTGGAGCCAGGTCAAGGAAGGCTGCGGCATTCTCGAAGCCATCATGGAACTGGACGTGGAAGAAATCGCCCTCTACGGCGACAAGGCGAAGTATTTCCGAATTAGCGAGGGCAAGGCCTTCACCGAATCCATGCGCCAGAAAGTGGCCGCCACCATGTTCTATGGCGACAGCAATCTGAACCCTGACGAATTCAACGGCCTGGCCATGCGCTACCCGTCCAAAACCAGCCCCAACGTTATCAATGCTGGGGCCACGGGCAATGCCAAGTGTACCTCCATGTATCTGGTGTGCTGGGGCTCCAACACGGCCCACGGTCTGTATCCCAAGGGCAGCACGGGCGGGCTCTCCAGTGAGGACTTGGGCAAGTACATGACCCAGGATGAAGACGGGCGCAAGTTCCAGGTGGTGGGCGACAAGTACAACTGGCGTTGCGGGCTCACCGTTCGCGATTGGCGTTCGGTCGTACGCATTGCCAACATTCCCGTGACGGCCCTGACCCTCAAAAAGGGTGAAGAAGGCTTTATCGACCTGCATCGGTTGACCATCCAGGCCAAGAACAAGATGCCGGAAACGATGCGGAACCAGGCTATTTGGTACTGCAACTCTGACGTGCTCACGGCCCTTGAGCTGCAGTCTACCGACGCTGGCAACGTCACCTTGGCCTACCGGGTGGAGGATTCCGGCAAGGGCGGCCCGATGTTCAAGTCCACGCAAATTGTCTCGTTGCACGGGCGGCCCATTCGCCAGTGTGACGCCATCCTCAACACCGAAGCGGTTATCTAGGGAGGCCCTCAATGCTTCTGGATGCAAACCTTATCTCTTTGGACAGCGCTGCGGTTACCGGCGCGGCCGTTACCGGCTCCGCCGTGCCGCTGACCTCGTTTCTCATCCCTGGCCGGGAAGAACCCATTCCCATTTGCGCCAAGGTTGTGGGAGCGGACTTTGCGGGTGGCACGTCCATTACCTTCAAGCTCACGCAATCGGATACGCAGGACGGCACGTATACCGATGTTCCCGCTTCGTCCGTCACCGTGGCCCTGGCCGACCTCAAGGTCGGTAAAACCATCGGCTGGCGCTTTCTGCCGCGTGGTGTAAGCAAGCCGTGGCTCAAAATCGTGGCCACGCCTACGGGCACCTTCACGGCCGGGAAAGTCTTCGGGGCCGTGGTGCGCGAAGATGACCTGCCCTATGAGGCGGGTATGTATATCGACAAGGGCGTGGTGGTCGGCTGATTCGTAGTCTTTTTGCCCTCCGGCTGCGTCAGCGGGCCGCTTCGGTCCTGGTCTGTACCAGAAGGGGACTATCCCCGCCCCGAAGCGGCTCGCGGCCTTTAAAGGTGGAGCTATGAGCACAGTAAGTACAATCCAAATCTGGAATATGGCCCTTGGCTATGTGGGCACCCGCACCATCGCCAGCGAAACAGAAAACTGTGAGGAGGCCCGCCAGTGCGCGCTGTACTACGACCTGGCCAGGCGGCAGGCCCTGCGTGATTACCCCTACCCATGGGCCCAGACGCGGGCTGCCCTGGCTGCCAAGGCCGTGCCGGACGTGTGGGCTGCGGAGTGGCGCTACGCCTACGGCCTGCCCGACTTGTGCCTCAAGCTCCACCGGGTGGACAACCCCGGTGGGCACCACCGCACCCCCTTCCGCATCGTGTCGGACCCGGACGGCACCGTGCTGGTGCTTACCGACGTGGCCGGGGCCTATGCAGAATACACGCAGGACGTGCAAAGCCCCACAGCCTGGGACGACGGCTTTGCCCACATGCTGGCCCGCAAGCTGGCGGCCCTGGTTGCTGTGCCCTTGCTCAAGGGTAACGGCAGCAAGGTGAGCGAGCTGGAGCAACTGTACCGCGCATCCATCCCCAGCGCCTACGGCATGGCGGCCAGCGAGGGCAAGGACAAACCGCAGGAAGACGCCTGGATAACCTGCCGCGACGCATAGGAGTAAGACATGACGCTCGATACCAACATCAGCAAAACAATTTTCCACGGCAACGGCGTCGCCACCACGTTCCCCTTTGCCTTCAAG